TTGTCTTTGGTAACAGGGTAATTACAAAAGTAGATTATAGATGTGTTGTGGCTTTAGCTGGTTTGACCCCCTTTTTCATTGATCAACCAATGTTAACTCGGGTCTTGACAGGAACAATAGCTGGTTGGGCTGCTTATTATTGGTTGTCTCATAAGATCACGTACAAAGAGACAGAATTTATAACTTACTTGATGACTACACCAGATAGAGTCAAGTATGCTTCTATAATCAAAGTTTTTGATACTTGTTCCGGAGTTTTAGATGAACCACCACCTGTGCTCCCCGTATGGTACGATAAAGATGACATTGGCATTATTAGCCCCAGGTACAAACATGCTTGCGCTGTCAAACCTCCATATCTGGTATATGGTTGTTTGCTTGAGGGTGCAAGATTTATAATTCCTAGGGGTTGCCATCATGATCAGACCAATGGCATACTTAGGCGACTTCTCTTTGATAGGACTTGGGAAGAGGAAGAAGTCGACAAATTCGTATCATGGGCTAAAAAGTGGTGTTTGGCTCAAAATTTCAAGAAGGTTCCTTTTAGAGAATATTCTGAGGATGAAGTTTATCAACACTATACAGGTAAGAGAAGAAAAGAAATAGAGGAGGCGTTGGAGGTAATGGACTTTGAAGATTATATTGTTTCAGATATCTTTATTAAGATGGAGGCCTATTTAGGCAAGGACGTTACCAATTTTAAACCTCGCCCGATCCAAGCTAGACAAAAGGAGTATCAAAAATGGGCTGCTGTTTGGTTTTATTCCTTTAGTAAATGGATGGCTAAATGTTTAGATGGTAGGGCAGGAGTTACGTATGATAATGGCATGTCGGCTGAAGCCTTAGGGCATGCAGCCACAGGATTATTCACACGCTTCAAAAGTATAGTCGAAACTGATGTAAAAAACTTTGATGGATCATTGCATCCCAAATTAATAAAATTAGAGAAATGGTTCATAGACAATTGTTGTCCTTCGCAACCCCCTAGGTGGGAGGAGGCTAAAAAATATTGGTGTGTAATGAAAGGGAGAGGTAAAAATGGTATTTTCTTCTGGACTTGTCATTCCCGACGATCAGGAGACATGCATACTTCTTCTCTTAATTCTTGGTTAAATGCCCTCTTTTGTATTTACTGTTATGGTGATGATTCAGAGTTTTACGTGAAAGGAGATGATAACTTTGGAGGTGTCAAGGCTACAGTGGACAAAGATAAGGTGGTTAGAATTTATGCCGCCTTTGGCATGGAAATCAAAGTTAAAATAGTAGAAAAGATAGATGACTTAGGATATTGCTCTGGCTGGTTTTATAGAACAGCCAATGGGTACAAGTGGGGAGTCAGCCCTTTCAGGATCTTGGCAAAGTTTGGATTAAATTTGTCGAGACACCCCCGCTCGGAATATAGTCGCTTGTTGTTGGGCACAGCGATATCGCTGTTGCCGATAGGTGGCCACGTTCCATTTTTGGGCCCATTTTTACGAAACTTGGTTGATCAAGGACAGGCATTAGGGCTACGGCCCTTGATGCCAAGCGAGGAACCATGGAAAAATTATGGTGAAAATATTGATGAAGAAGAACATGCCTCGTACAACCAAATGGCTGAAAAATACCAATTAGGAATAGAAGAAATGGAGGCTATGATTGCTGATGTTACGGTGAGGGGGGATAGAATGTTAACTCTATCGGATTTCCCTTTGTTGCTTTCAGCCGATTCTTGGAAAAAATGTTTTGACATTGAAAATGATTGTCTTTCAACAGACAACATTGAAAATGTGGAATATGAAGTTAACAGCCCAAAGAATCTGGAGGAGGAAAGTATTAAACCCTACCCAACGTTGCATGTAGTAATAGCCCCAATATGGGAAGAATTGGTAAAATGGTGCTGGCCTTGGACAGCACTATTAATGGGAGGTGTCGAAGCCGCAGTCTATGGTAGGCTTGACAATCTCTTCTTACATGTGGGCTGGTGTGCCATGACCATTGTTACAGGGAATCCGATACCCGCAATGTTAATGCATGCCATCCACAATTATCGGGCGTGGCGCCATCATAAACAAACTGAAGCTAAGAGGGGTTCTGACATAGCAGCAGTGATGGAATTGGCGTTACAGATGCCAGGGTTTTTGAACCCTATACCTAATTGTGTGGGCAGAAAGTATTTACTGGAAAATAATAGGCTAATAGGAAGTGAACCCACACCCAGAGAAACTTGGTGCTGTTCCCCTGAGGTTTTTAGACAACACACTAATAAAAATAATAGAAAGAATATTAAGAAAACTCTCGTCGTTTATGCGACAAATCCTATCGTGCAG